AGAGAAACCAGATCAACATAAATGTGGACATGTAATAGAATTAGATGATGGTAATTATGCTATACAACCTAATAATAGGTTAAGGATATTTGATCCATCTATGGCAGCTGATCCTAGCAAACCTCTCATACATAGATTAGTTAATACTAGAATATGGTCTGTGGAAGACACATCTAAATGGATAACTGACGAGAATGAAGAAGGCAGTTATGACTATGATTATAAGGAGATAAAAAATGGCGAAGAAAAAGTCGACAGTAAATAAGGCAGGGAACTACACAAAGCCTGGTATGAGAAAGCGAATGTTTAATCAGATCATGGCTAGTTCAAAGGGTGGAAAACCTGGACAATGGTCAGCAAGAAAAGCCCAGATGTTAGCCAAAAAATATAAGGCAGCTGGTGGTGGATACAAGTAATGTTAAAATTTATTAGAAAAATTCTAGGTATAGATAACTTAGAATATAAAATTAGATTACTTGAAAGAAAA